TGCTGCAACACTCCGCCAGAACACAGAGCAGTTTCTGTAGAGGAGGCCATCTTCATTTTACAAAGGCAAGGCTATCTCGTGACGCCCAGCGCCACCTAGATTATACAACATCCTTGCCCCTTTGAAAAGCCCTTTTGGAGAGGGCTTGCTTTTGTGCGCCTTTTTTTCGGAATAGTGCTTAAATTACAGTGTTTCAACCTTCAGTCTTCCGAAGAATGTTTCCATTGTAGTTCTTTCCGCCCAGAAACTCCTTGTAGATTCTCTGAACGATAACTGCCTCATCTTCGTTCACTTGCGATCTCGCCGTCCTTTTTGCAGTAGCCGTATATATTGGAAATAGCAAGAGCAGTGACCAGTCCTTGTTTATATGCGACCGCCATAAACTCAAAAGTACGAATCAATCGCAGATATATCAAGTGCCTTTGTCCGGCTTGATGTTCCCGGCCGTGTCGGTGCGGATGAAAATGTTGCCCATCATCCAGTGGAGGACAGGATGCCCGCCGTGGGCGATTTTCTGCTCCAGCACCAATTTCATCAGCTCTTCGGCGGGCGGAGACATATCCTTGAAGCCCTGTCCGAAAGGAACGACCGTGAAGCCCATGCCCTCAAGGTTCTGCACCATCTGCACAGCACCCCAGCGGTCGAAGGCGATCTCCCGGATGTTGAAGCGTTCCCCCAGGCTTTCGATGAATTTCTCGATATAGCCGTAGTGAACGACATTGCCTTCCGTGGTTTGAAGATACCCTTGGCGCTCCCACACATCGTATGGCACATGGTCGCGCCGGACGCGCAGGTCGAGATTGTCCTCCGGTATCCAAAAGTACGGCAGGATGATGTATTTGTCGTTCTCGTCCAACGGCGGGAACACAAGCACGAATGCCGTAATGTCCGTAGTGGATGACAAGTCCAGACCGCCGTAGCAGACACGACCTTCTAAATCATCCTCGCTGACGGCAAACTCGCATTTGTCCCACCTGTCCATCGGCATCCAGCGCACCGCCTGTTTGACCCATTGATTGAGTCGGAGCTGCCGGAAGGAATTCTCCTCGCCGGGGTTCTGCTTGGCGGATTCGCAGGCGTCCTTCACCTTGTCGATGCCGACCGTGATGCCGAGGGATGGATTGGCTTTCTTCCAGACCTTCGGGTCCGTCCAATCGTCCGATTCCTCCGCACCGTAGATAACGGGGTAGAAGGTATGGTCGATTTTTCGCCCCTCGATGATGTCCTTGGCTTTCTGGTGTATCTCATAGCAGATGGACTTCGTGTCGTTACCGGCTGTGGTGATGAGAAAATACAGCGGTTGCATACGGGCGTCACCGGAGCCTTTGGTCATGACGTCAAAGAGCTTGCGGTTTGGCTGGGTGTGCAGCTCGTCGAACACCACGCCGTGGGTGTTGAAGCCGTGCTTGTTGCCCACATCGGCGGAGAGCACCTGGTAGATACTGCCCGTTGGCTGATAAATGAGCCGCTTCTGGGAATCCAGTATCTTGACCCGCTTGGAGAGCGCCGGACACATCCGCACCATATCCGCCGCTACATTGAAAACGATGGACGCCTGCTGACGGTCGGCGGCACAGCCATACACCTCGGCGCGTTCCTCTCCGTCGCCGCAGGTGAGCAGGAGCGCCACAGCGGCGGCAAGCTCGGACTTGCCCTGCTTCTTGGGGATCTCGATATATGCCGTATTGAACTGCCGATAGCCGTTGGGCTTGAGGACACCGAAAATGTCCCGGATGATCTGCTCCTGCCAGTCGATGAGCTCGAAGGGCTTTCTCGCCCAGGTGCCTTTGGTGTGGCAGAGGCTCTCGATAAACATGACGGCGTAATCCGCAGCGTCCGTATCATAGTGGGAAGTTTTCTCCATGAACTGCGTCGGCGTGTATTTCTTCAATTTTCTCGTAGTCCTCACCTCCAAGGCATAAAAAATACAGCCCTGCGGCTGCTTTGTGATATACGAGAGAAAGAGCCTGGCGGCTCAGTCCCTTTGTAAAATTGTAGCTTTATTCCGAGCGATGGCAGCGGTGGATGGAAGCGATGATCTGCTCCTGCTCCTCCGGCTTTACACCGATGGAATCGAGTGCCTCCCGTGTGCCGCAGTCCGGGCAGATGAGCGTTTCGTTGTCGAGCCTTGAAAGAGCCGGACGTTCTCGGTAGGCTTGCCCACACCTGGGGCAGACCGATATTCGGATGATGTTATTCTCCTTCATGATGTTCCTCCCCGCATTTGAGATAAGCGTCTATCAGAACCAGCCGGTCAAAGCCGAAATCGTCGTAGCCCTGGATGCAGGTCTGCATATAAGGAACGGACGGAATGCCGATGGGTCTGTCCTCATGCATGATGTACACGAATACCCGGCGCTTGCGGATCTTGCCCGTGCGGATGCCCTTGATCGGCAGGGTCAGCTCCTTCTTGTAATAGAAGTTCGGGAAGCCCTCGTAACGGTCCAAGGCCTTCTCGTCGTTTTCTGCGACTTCCCAGACCGCAACGGGAACCGTTCCTCCGGGCTTCTTTTCCACCGTAAGGTAGGACCCCGTTTTGCTGCCCTTGAAAAGCAGCTCGTAGTCTTTCAGGACAGATGTTCCGATGATTCGTGCCGTGGGGCAGCGCATCCGCATCTGGCGGATATTGAGGTTGCTGCCGTAGGCGATGTAATAGCGTTTTTTCATAAAAATCTCCCTTCCGAAGTTACCTTCTACCACCGAAAGCCCGCTATCTGCGGGTTCGGGGGCCTCTGGGCGGCGTCCTTCAAGCGGCGGCTCTGCCGTTGCGGAAGGCTGCGTCCCCGTCTAGGCGCTTCGTCAGGAGCTCTCTTGCGGTCTTGAACTCCTCGCCGATGAATCCGAGGCGAAGGAGCCAAGTGCGCATTGCGTATTTGGGGTTTTCGTTCTGCTGGGGCTTGGGGCTTGCCGTCCGCACCGTTTTCGCCATTTGACTGAGTGAAAGGCAAAGTTGAATGTAGCTCTTGAGCTGTCCGGCGTGGAGTCCGTTCTGCTTGCCGTCCGCTGGAGCATCGAACTGGAAGAGGCGGAACTCGACCGTGCCCTTAGTGAAGGTGGCGTGGAGGTTCAGCATATGGTAGCGGCTGTCATTGTAGTGCTGGCTCCTGCCGTAGTCGGCGTTCTGGCTGCCGTACCAGATGTCCGCAAAGTCTGCCATCGTGGTGGGCTTCCTGCGGTTGACCCGTTCCAGGAATCGAGGGTCGACCGTTCTGCAATAGCGGCTGATGCGGCCTCTGTCGAGGTTCAGTGCGTTTGCCAGGAGGTCTTCATGGCTTGCCATGATGTTGGCGAGGTTTCGCAGTGTTTGGGGCGTGTGACCCTTGGCACCAATGTGGATGTGGACGCCGCAGCCCCGTGTGGCATTGCTTTTCGCTCCGGCTTTGCGGAGGTGGCGAATCAGCTCCTGCAAGGTCTCCATGTCGGCGTAGGTGAGGATCGGCGTTACCATCTCACATTTCTCACTGTCCGGTCCTGCGATGCTGACATCTTTCTGGAATTTCCATTCCCGACCGCTCTCATCCCAAGCCGACCAGGTGCAGTAGCCGTTGCGGTAAGCGGTGTTCTCGTACCGTCCGGTACCGAAAAAGGTGGCTGTCAGCCTTGCGGCCTTCTCCCTGGTGATGCTGTTCATCTCGACCTCGACCCCGATGGTCTGCTTTTTCATTTCGGCTACCTGGTTTTCTGTTCTCTGGCTCATTGTTGTGCCCTCCGTTTTGGTGTGTTTTCCTTTCGGTAGTTGCATATTACCTCTGAAGGCACACTATATCCAGTTATTTATGAGCCATAAACTACACGATCTTGTGGTCGAGAAACCGTGTATATTACAGCAGTTTACGGCAGATGTCCTCGCCGTATGCCACGCTCAGACCGCAGCCGTTATCCCAGGCAACCATGATGCTGCCGATGTCATCGACCCCTCGCACGGTGCCTTTCATGCCAATGGGCGGTGCCTGAGGATCGTCCATTCGAACAAGCTCCACACGGCTGCCGACCGGGTATTCCTTACGAACACGCTCGACCGTTTCTTTACTCGGAAATCTCATGGTTCGCACCTCCATTCTTGAAAGCCGAGGAGCCGGAGAGATTCTTCAGCAGAATCTTCCGGGCTGTTTTGTACTCCGCACCGATGAAGCCCAGGCGAAGCAGGAAGCAACGGAATGCGTATTTCTCGTTGTTGGTCGGCTTTTCCGTTGCGCTGACCCGTTTCTGATTTCGTGCCATTTCACACAGCTTGCAGATGAAGGTGTCGTAGGCGTTCATCTCGTCCGGGGTGGGTGCCGCCAGGAACCAGGAGAAAGACACCTTTGTGTCCGTGATTTCGAGCGGCAGATCGCTCACGCCGAGGGCTTTCTTGATAAGACCGCTCTTGGCGGTGATGAGCGCCTTGAGGTTTTCCAGGTTGCTGTCGGTGAACAAGCTCCTCGGCATGGAAACGCAGACGGCGCAAGGCGCGTCCGTTTCGGTGTCTGTCTCCTCGGTGTGGCTCTGGTCGATGTCAAAGCCCTCATCGTAGAGGTGCTCCAGGAGCCGCTCGATGACCTCGCTGTCGGCACAGTCGTCAAAGGACAGGCTGCCGTTTTGGTCAATGGTGAAGTAATCCACCGCATAGTTGAATGTGGGTGCGCCGCAGTACTTTGCTGGAACGCCGAGCCAGTCGGAAATAATCTGCACCAGGTGTTTTCGTTCTGCACCGTTCACATGAAAATTCAGTTCCATTCAAAATCCCTCCATCCAAGCAAAAATAATACCGCGTCGGAAAACCCGGCACGGTAATAGCAGTTCATTGTCTCGCCGTCTGTCACAGAGTAGGCATTTTCGCAATCGGTCAGCAGGATGCGCTGTTCGGCAGAGAGCGTATTTCTCAGCTTGTCGGCACACACGGACAGCCGCTCGATGGAATCAGACAATGATTTGTTCGGTCTGCTGCCGCAATCATTGATGCGCTCTAGTATAAAGGCATCCACGGCAGTTTTCATTGCTTCGTTTTTCATAGTAGCACTCCTTTCGTTTGGCGTACTACATATATTGCTCAGATTTCGCTGAATAGCAAGTCCTATCTGCCGGAAATGCTACATTCTACGATGTGAACAAGACATCGGTCTCATTCGCTCTCCCGATTGGGTATGAAGATCTTGACCGGGACGCCCATCTTTTTGCAGTTGTCGATCACGAATTTCGTACCGTGGGATGTTCCGTCCCAGAAAGCCAACACAAGGTCTGCATTCTGGATGATCGTAATATTTCGCTTGAGGGGTGCGGAGCGTCCGAATTTCTCATATTCTGGGAGAAATTCCGTCAGTTTGATCCCGTGTGTCTGCGCATAGCTCCTTGCACA